CGACAGTTTCCCCACTTTCCCAGGTGCATAGGAACACGGGGGAAGCCCCCCCGATCAGGATCGGGTAGGTCATGCAGTCATCTCCATGAATTGTTTAACTGTGAGATTCCTGGCGCGGAACTTGTCCCCGGTTTTGCAGAAGCAAGAATAGAGGGTTTCGCCTTGCGCGTTATCGCGCAGCGGCTCGCCCACTAGAAATGATTCATATCGCATTGCTCGCGGGGGCAACACGCAGAGCATCTCGAAATACATTGATTCCGTGGTTTCGATCCATGCCTCGGGGTTTTCTTCCATCGCAGTCCAAAGGGCATCCCATTCAAGCGGTTGCGTTTTCATGCCAGCGCCCCTTTCCAAATCGGGCCGAGTTCGTCCCATGTTTTCCAAGATTCCAAAACCCCGGAACCATAGCGGGGTTTTGTGCTGCGGATGTTCACCCGGCGCATCTCGCGGCGGTTACGGGCAGCGCGTTGGATTTGTTCGGCTTGCTCAAGGGTTTCGCATTCGACAATCATCTTGTTGATCTTGCCCTCGGACAGTCCCCAACCTGACATGAATTTGTCAGTCATCGTCACATAAAATTTCATGGCGTGTTCTCCGGTTTGTCATCCGTAGTGGTAGGTGTTGATCATGTTTTCTGCGATTTCCTCCCACACAACCTGGTGCAGCGGTAGGTTTTGCAGGTAGGTTTCCGCCCATTGTTTTAGTCCTGGCGCAAGGTCGGTTGGCTTGGTGCAGAACCCTACATAAAACTCGTCCCAACCCTTGACGGAAAATTTATAGAAAACCTCCGTCCAAACAAGCATGGTTTCGGCATTACTCCACCCCGTGTCGATTGCTTGCATGATGTTCACTCCCCGGTTAGATTGAGAACCGGGGCAGCCGGCGGATAAACGCATCTCCGTTCGTGTGCGTTTCGACAATGGTGTAGGGGATTCCGGCCTTGCGAAGTGCGCCGACAAAGAGCGGCGCATCGCAATCCTCCTCCAACCACACGAGGTCGCCGTCCTGGTACGAGTAGGACGAAACCTTGTCGGCGATACCAAGAGCACGGAGCCGTTGAAGGTCGGCAGCAATCCACCCGTGGGCGGGGTCTTGGACATAATCGAGAGTAAGCATTTTGGTTCTCCGGTTTATTTGACGAATCCGGCGGCACGCATGGCGGCACGCCAATACTTGAGATTTCGAGCAGGATTCTTCCGTGCGTAATGCAGGGATTCCACGATATCGGCTCCCGTGCGGTAGTCGGTTTCAGAGCGTGACAACCACTCAAAAGCCGCGCCGCTGGCGGGATAGCAGGACGGCTCCGAGTATTCACGCATGAGGGAAACCAACTCCCGAAACGATACGGATTCGGTGCGAACTTCAGCATCGGTCGGCTCATCGGGAACATCGATATCCGAATCGGTTTCGGGGTATTCGTAGGTTTCGGTCACTAGATTGATGGTCAGCATGGTTTGGTTCTCCGGGTTGAGTCCCCCCGAAGGGGGACAGTTTTGGTTATCGTGCGGTGATGATGTTCCAACGCTGCATATCAGCGTCAGTCCATGCCATGCCCTTGTGGGGTTTGAATAGATAGTCGCCTACACAATGCCAAAACATGTGAGTGCGTTCTGTGCGGGCCTCGCGTGATCGGTTGTATGCAACTGCCATTGGATTGGTGAACTGTCGATACATGATGCGCGCGGTGCGTATGACTCTGGTTTGTTGGGCCTGCATGATGGTGTCCTGTAGTGTCGTGCATCAGTCAGCACAGGGGAGAATGTAGCAGACAGTTGCAGAGTGTCCATTGAATTGTTTTTATCGGTTCGGCGGGGTTGATAGGCGGGGGCTATTGATGTTCCCTCTTTGTTCCCCTATGATGCGGCCCGAAGCATTCAACCGCCCGAAGGGCAACAGTCCAAGATGGTCAGCAAGTTAACCAGGAAACAGATAAGGGAAGGGTTCGATACGATCCCAATGGAAACCATCCTAGGTAAGGGCGTTTCAAAGGGACTAACCGCAAAGCAAAAGGCTTTTGCCCGTGAAGTTGCCAGTGGCGCAACTAAGGCTGACGCCTACAGGAAAGCATACAAAGCCGATGCATCCCCGCACACTCTAGTGTCCAAACCCTATCACCTGATGCGTGACGACAGGATACGGGCAGAGGTGCAAGCATATGAGGCGGCAATTGAGGCGGCGAGATATAGAACCCCCGCTGCTTTGCGGGAACTGGTGATTCAATCTCTAGTTTCTGTGGTTATTAACCCGGAAACGAAAGATAGTGTGAAGGTAGCGGCTGCAAAGGTTCTAGGAACTGTGACCGAAGTGGCCGCATTTACTGAACGAAAAGAAGTGCGCACCATCTCCAGTAGTGAGGATGCCCGAACCAAGATAATGGGGGAGTTGAAACGCCTGATTAATGATTCGGCCACTGATGCGACCATCATTGAAACGCAGGCGGATGAGTTACTCCGTGAGTTATCCGGCCCTGATTCTGATGGCGCCCCCACCATTTCCGAATCCGGCTCAGGCGAACCCCACCCACCCGCCACCCCCCGATCTGTCAGCAGCGCGCCCCCTCCCCATACACATACTATCCCACCCGAATTGTCCCATCCTGAACCCATTTCGTCCCACCCCACCCCCTTTGTGAACGCGCCAGACCAGACCCCACCCCCTGCGAACTGGGAAGACCCCCCGTCAGAGGGCAAATTGGTACCATAGATGGGGGTGGTAATATTTCCACATGACATAAAGTAGTTGAGGAAACGCTTCTAAGTCGTTGATTCTTCGTGGCTAGGTGGTAATATTTCCAGATGACACAAAATGCTTGAAGAAAACGCCCCTAAGTTGTTGATTTTGAAGGGAAAAGTGGCTCCAAAGGTGGTGATTGGGGCTCAGAAAATGAGAAAAGTGTGGGGTGAGAGGGGTGAATTGGAGGAAAAGATGAGTCCGGCGCAGAGGGAGGTGTTCTTAGTTGTGGATGAGTGGTGGAAGAAGTATGGATTTGCGCCGACTTTGAGGGATATAGCGTATGTGAGGGGGAAGATGGGGTTGGGGAACACGAAGAAGATCGTGGATCGGTTGATTGAGTTGGGTGCGTTGAAGAAGTTGGATGGGAAGAGGAGGTCTTTGAGGCCGGTTTACATCAACTTTAGAAATTTGGACTGATATGCGGCTTGAGGAGTTGATTGAGAAGTTACCTGTAGCGGAGCAGGAGGCTTTGCTGGCTCAAGTAGCGGACTACCGGGACGCTTTGGAGAGGGAGAAGTGTCAGAAGTCGTTTATGTCGTATGTAAAGAGGATGTGGCCGGGGTTTGTGCATGGGAGACACCATGCTTTGATGGCCAAGAAGTTTGAGGAGATTGCTGAGGGGAAGGTAAAGAGGCTGATCATCAACATGGCTCCACGGCATACGAAGTCGGAGTTTGCGTCGTATCTGCTTCCGTCTTGGTTTTTGGGAAAGTACCCTGGGAAGAAGGTGATCCAAACGAGTAACACGGCTGATCTGGCGGTGAACTTTGGCCGGAAGGTTCGAAACTTGGTGATGAGTGAGCAGTTTGCTCAAGTCTTTCCTGATGTGGCGCTCCGGCAAGATTCGAAAGCCGCCGGTCGATGGGCTACTAATAAGAATGGTGAGTACTTCGCTATTGGTGTAGGGGGAACGGTTACGGGTAAGGGTGCGGATCTGTTGATCATTGATGATCCGCACTCAGAACAGGAGGCTGCACTGGCGGCTGGGAACCCGGAAGTGTTTGATAAGGTGTATGAGTGGTACACCTCTGGCCCACGCCAGCGTCTTCAGCCGGGTGGGTCTATCGTGATTGTGATGACCCGATGGGGTGATCGGGACTTGACCGGAAGAATCATCAAGGATGCTGTTTCTCGTGAGAAGTCTGAAGAGTGGGAGATCATTGAACTTCCGGCGATCATGCCTTCTGGCAAGGCTCTCTGGCCGGAGTTCTGGAGCCTTAAAGAACTAGAGGCTCTTAGGGAAGAACTACCCCCGAGTAAGTGGAACTCTCAGTACCAGCAGAACCCCACGGGTGAGGAGGGCGCGATAGTTAAGAGAGAGTGGTGGAATGTCTGGGAGAAGGAAGATCCTCCCCAGTGTGAGTTCATCATTCAGTCTTGGGATACGGCCTTTACGAAGTCAGAGAGATCAGACTATTCGGCTTGTACGACTTGGGGTGTATTCAGTAAGGACGAGAACGAAAGAGATCCGCAGGTCATTCTGTTGGATGCGTTTCAGAAGCGGATGGAGTTTCCTGAGTTGAAGGACAAGGCTTTTGACATGTACAAGGAATGGGAGCCGGATGTGTGTCTCATCGAAGCCAAGGCTGCTGGTGCTCCTCTTGTTTATGAGTTGAGGCAGATGGGTTTGATCGTTTCTGAGTACACACCTACGAGGGGTACGAAGAAGGTGCCGAACGACAAATTTGCCCGTTTGAACTCGGTAGCGGATATATTCCGGTCTGGAAAGGTCTGGGCACCAGACAGGAAGTGGGCCAGGGATGTGATTGAGCAGATGGCCGCTTTTCCAAATGCGGAGCACGATGACTTGGTTGACTCAACAGTTCAAGCGATGATGCGCTTTCGAGCCGGTGGGTTGATCCGTCTTGACTCTGACGAACGCGAAGACGCATTCATGCCGTCTCGCAAGGCTGCGTATTACTAAAGGACTGGTATGGCTACCAACTTTGACCCCGCAATGATTCCTCTTTCTCCTGAAGAAATGGGCGATGAGCCGATGGTGGAGATTGAGATTGAAGATCCCGAATCCGTGAAGATCGGCTTGGGTGGTCTAGAGATTGAACTAGAACCGGCTCAAGAAAGTCCTGAAGACTTTGGAGCCAATCTCGCTGAATTTATTGACGAGGGCGAACTTCAGGGTCTGGCTTCCGATTTGGTTGGTCTGGTGGATGCAGACATCAACTCAAGAAAAGACTGGGCTGATATGTATGTCAAGGGCCTTGAAGTCCTTGGCATGAAATACGAAGAACGAGCAGAACCCTGGCTTGGGGCCTGTGGGGTGTACTCCCCAATTCTGACCGAGGCAGCCATTCGCTTTCAGTCGGAAATGATAACGGAAACCTTCCCGGCTCAGGGGCCGGTTAAGACCCAAATCATTGGTGAGATTACGAGGCTGAATACCGAATCCGCAGAACGAGTCCGAGACGATATGAACTATCGTTTGACGGACGAAATGATTGAGTACCGCCCAGAGCATGAGCGGCTGCTTTATAGCCTGGGTCTGGCAGGATCAGCATTTAAGAAGGTGTATTACGACCCGACAATGGGTCGGCAAACGGCACCGTTCATTCCTGCTGAGGACATGATCATTCCTTACGGCGCGCCTAATGTTTACAAGGCCGAGCGCGTAACGCATGTCATGCGCAAGACGGAGAATGAACTCAACAAGTTGATGGCTGCGGGTTTCTATCGGCAGACAGAACTTGGAGAACCGGTAAGAATTTTTACCGACATTGAGAAGAAAAAAGCCGAGGAGCAGGGCTATTCGCTAACGGATGACGACCGTTATCAAGTTCTGGAGATCCATGTTGACTGGAATCTCAAGGGTTTTGAGGACACTGATGAAGATGGGGAAGAGACCGGAATCGGTCTCCCCTATGTCATCACCATCGAACGAGGTACCCAAACGGTTCTATCTATACGACGGAACTGGGATGAATCCGACCCTCGAAAACTCAAGCGACAGCACTTTGTTCAGTACACCTATATCCCTGGCTTTGGTGCTTATGGTCTTGGCTTCATTCATATCATTGGCGGCTATGCTCGCGCTGGTACTGCAATCATTCGACAATTGGTTGATGCCGGTACGCTCAGTAACCTGCCCGGTGGACTCAAAACCCGTGGCCTCCGAGTCAAAGGCGACGACACCCCAATCGCCCCGGGAGAGTTCAGGGATGTAGATATCCCCTCGGGAGCGTTGCGTGACAACATCATGCCGCTGCCGTACAAGGAG